CGCTCGCACTTGCGAAATTGGCATTGCGACCAGAGTTTAAGAAGGCTGAAAACCCCAGCGTGACCGGCTAGGCGTAGCAGGATTTTCGTCTTGTAATGGTCGGGGAAGTCGGGTGATAGGATCATGTTTTCTTTCTTTCGAGATAACGCTGCAACGTCTCCTCGGCCTCATCTTCGATCCACCTTGTAGCCTGAGTTACAACCTCAACCCACTTGCCGTCGATCTGGATCTCCCAGTCCCAACGGTAGCAGTCATCTTGGTGGTTTGGCCAGCACCGGAGCGGATACCCGCGCCATTGCATTTGGTTATTCATCTTGGCCTGATAGGAATTGGCGGAGAGCCTTGTTTTCTTTTATGAGTCGGTCGTTCTCTTCTGTGAGCGACTCGACGCGAATGTTTAATAACTCTACGAGTAATTCAAGATCAGCCATTTGTTCTTTAACAAGTCTTGTGAGATTTAGTAGTCTTGTGATGCCGTCGAACATAATCTGAGATTCTTTCTAAGTGTTGTTCCGCCAATGCTCTCCCCTCCGGCGTGTCGTCGTATGTATGTTGGTGGACAGGTAGCGGGTCGCCCCGTTCCAACCTAAGCCCGATAGGACATTCATTCATGCAGATGACCAACCGGAGCGAGAGAGTTCCGTTCATCTATTAAAACGGAATGTCGTCGGTTTCGTCTTGGGGTTGAGCAACGTAGCCGTTGCTTTTAGCGACAATGTGCTTGTCTTGCTTGGCCGCTGGCTTGCGCCGGTTACCTAGCCATTTTTGTTTCTCATCACCGAAAAGCCAGCGCTCAATGCAATTGAACTGGTGATCTGGGTTTGTCTGGCCCGGCTCTACGCCTACGACGCAAACGCCCTTTTCTCCGATCAGGTCTTCGGCTTCCACGGTTACGTCTTCTCCTGGGATAACGGCCCGACCGATGCTCGAAAGCACTTGATCCACCTTCCACGCCGCCTTGGGAGTGAACGTGAGATGTTCCCACATCTTCGGCCCCTCGATGCCGCTTTCAAGGATGACTTGAACGTCGAGTTTGATGGTCGGATTTCCGGCTTGGGAAGTCTTCTCGACCGCTTTCACGATCTCGACTTCGTATGTCCCCGGCTCTACGAAGTAGATGGCCGCTTGTTTTGGTTCTGATGCTTTGTATGTTGGCATTTGTATTTTCTATTTTGTTTTTGTTTGGCGTAACTGCGTTGTCGGTGATCCCGCCTTGATCGCCGTTTGGTCTGGCTCCACGCCGTTATTGGCGCAGAGTTCCAGATAACTCTTTTCCGATAGCTTACCGCCCATCGCGAGTATTAATGTCTCTTTGCTGATACCTTCGGAGGCCTTTGCGATAGCTTCGTGCTCCACAAACCTCCGTCCGCTGACGCTTGTGAGTTTCCAGCCTGCCACCTCGTCCCCGCTTTCGAGACGGGTTTTAAGATGACCGAGCAAAGGCTCGGCGATCTCTTTCTCCGCCAGTTTCCATTCGCGAATGAATGCGCCGAGTGACTCCGGCGTGGAAAGGATGCGATCTTTGATAGCCTCGATGCTGTTACCGGTTGCTTCGGGAATGAGAGCGATGGCACTCTCAGCCTGTCTCACGATGGCGTTGCAGTTGTTGTAGTGTTTGCACCAGCTACAATACTCGCAAGGCGTCGGCTTCGCATCCGCGCTTGTTGCGCGGTCGATTGTGCGCTGCGTGCCTTGCTTGGCTTCCTCGTAGGTAAACTCATAACTACGAATCATAGCCTGATCGACGTAGATAACATGAGCCGTCCAAGACGTTTCAAAGTTATCCTCCATGCACGCCAGACTGTAGGCCATCAACTGATTCCTATAATCCCGCACCTGTCCCGTTTTTATGTCGGCGACCCATTTCTGCTCTTTGCAGACGGCATCCGCGGTGCCGAGTTTCGATAGCCCAGGAACTGCCATCGCCAAGTACTCTTCGCGGGTTTCCACGAACGAACCTTTTGCTAGGCGCGTTAGTTCCTCTACGCCGTAGGCTATCGCTCCGGCGTCTTCGCCAACTATTGCAACGTCATTTTCTGCCGAGATAAGGTTGCGGATCGCAATGTCTACCGCCGTGCCGCGCTCCGCTGCCGCGCTCGTTCCGCTTGCTCCTTCAAATAAAGCACATTCGGCGAGTTTGGGAAGCGTGCTAGGTGATATTTCTTTACTCATTTTATTTTAAATATTTAAGGTATAAGTGCCGTTACAAATATTATGCAGTATTTGTCACGAGTTCGCCTTCCTCCATTCGACCGCTGTGTTAACGAATTGATCGACCCGAAGCGCAACGCGGTGCAGGTATTCCGGTGCGCAGTCGCGCCAAGTCTGTTCTGATGTAAGCACTCCGCGAGCGATCAAAAACTGATTTACCGCGCCTTCATGTTCTGCGAGTCGGGCCTGCCAGCCGACCATTTCGTTGGCGTCAACAAAATGATCTGGCTGTTTAGTTGCAACAGCTTCGAACAAGTGCGCGACCGATGCCCATTCGAGCGGCAACTCTTCCGCAAGGCCGCTGCGGGTCTTCGCGTCGTAGGCTGCCGAGTGAGTGGTTAGGATTATGCGCTCCTTGCCGCCGATTCCTTTACCTTTGCCGGAGTCGGTCGTGCTTACCTTGGTTTTGAAACGCAAGAACCAAAGCTCGTCAGCAAACTCTTTAAGCAACGGCGCTGATTGTTTGCTCAGTTTCAGCTCGTAGCGGTCGTAGGCCGCGAGAGCGTCAGGCGCTTCAAAGCGGACGATCTTGCTGTGAGCGATCATTACCACGTTCTTGCCGGCGTCAATGAGTTGATCAACGGATGACAAGAACCGGCTCATTCTTTCCGCTACCATCACCCAGCCCTTACCGAAGCCAAAGTCTTCGACGCTAGTCTTTTTGGTGCTGGCGAGCAGGTCTTCAACGCATAGGCGTTCCGCCCAGTCTGCCGAGTCGATGACGATAGTTTTGTATTCGGTCGCCTTGGCTTCTGTTAACGCATCCGTTAACTGCTTCCACGTCCCGATCTCGCAGCGATCCACATCCAGGTGCGATGTTCCGCCCTCGATGTCCAAGAACAGCGGCCTTGGGAACTTGGCCGCGAATGTGCTTTTGCCTACGGATTCAACTCCGTAGATGACGACGCGCTGCGCGCGTTGTTGTTTTCCTTTTGTTATTTTCATTTTTTATTAATTTTTGTTTTTGTTTTTTCTGAATATATACAATTTTGTTCCTGCATTCCAAGGAGATGAATCTTGGATTTCTAGCCCCATGTAATGCTCATCTGCAAATTTTTGCATTGATTCATCATGGTTTCCGTATGGCATTGAATAAACAGCGCGATGCAATTCACCATCTATTTTGATGCTTCCAGTATGATCCCATCCTGATCCCCATCCATAGATATTTAGTTCTTCGAATGGCTTATATGTGCCACCTTTAAGTTGATTTAATAATCTTACTTTCTCCTTAAACCAAGCGGGGCGATGATTTCCTTTATAAGTTGGATTCCATTCTCTAATTCCCGCCCATCCACCTTCTGTTGTTTTCATTTGTTTTGAATATCTTTGTTTTGCTCCATTTCATTTAAAATCAGTCTCACAGTTCCTTTAGTGTAAGAATATTCCATTTGATCTTTATCATCAAAAAACAACCATTCACTCATGGACTCAATTCTAACCAACCTTTGATTTGTAGGATTCCCTGTTAAGTGTGAATATAGCTGAATGAAATACCATCCTGGCTCTGGGTTTCCTATAACAACTCCTCGCCATGTAAGCCTACCTTTTTCAACAGCGTAGAACATTTGATTGACTAGATCGGTTCTTTGATCAGGTAATTTTGACGGGTTTTTACTGCTTTGTTCTTTTGTTATTTTCATATGTTATTGGCTCTTAAAATTAAACGCCCTTGTTTATTCTCCAAACTCGATATCCTTTTAAAACGTCTTCATTTGTACTTCTAATTGTTACGGTGTATCCATACTTTTTTGCTGCTGATCGCGCTTTTTCGGAATTGCTGCACAAAAAACTGTCACCTATATTCATTTCGCTAAATGGATATTCGCATTGATTTGTTGGTTTCTGAGGTATTGGTATGTTTTTTTGTATTTTGTATTTCATTTTCTATTTTCCTTTTTGTTGTGCTGCGAATACGGCCACAGCGAGTGCCGCCCAAGAATGGGATTTGATGCCGTATGTTGGCCCCGGCTGGGCTTTTGTTCCCTGCGGCCCGATGAGATCGAGCAAGGCTTGACGCACGTTGGCGTCTTTTGCCCGCATCGTGCCGCATAGGAAAAGTTTAATGTCCTTCCGAAAGATCAACTCTACGTCCACCCGTGCAACCTCGATAAACCTCCCGATCCACATACAGGTTTCAAATGTGCTTGCGCCTACCGCCATACCGTAGCTGGCGATCATCTCGCAAGCAACTCGGTCGTATTCGCGACCGATAAGAACCTGTCGGATCTCGGCATTTGGAAGGTGACCGTGATCATGTATCCCGCGTTGGTCGTATTGTACGAACGCGCTGTGAGTCGTTCCTGGATCGAGTGCTAGTATCATGTTTTAGTGCCCTTGTTTTTATTTTGTCGGCTGGCAGCGCGAGAACGTCGCAAATTCCTTGGAATGCTTTGCTTTTGATGAAGTGAATTGCCGAGTTCCTATCGAGTTCCTGTTCTTCGTTTAGCTGTTTGCTCAGGAAGACCTTCTCGCTTTGTAGATCGGCAACGGTCTGCTGTATCATCCCGCACAGAAGGTTTCGGGTGAATTGGCATTCCGCGTCATGTAACTCCTCAGGAGTCATTACCGGCGCTCCCGTTTGATCTGGCGGTTCATCCACCAGCGGCGTGTCTGTTCCAGATCGCAGGTGGCTTTGATGTTTCCGATCAAGTATCCGGCAATGAATGCACAGCAAGTGCAGATTCCGAATAGGGCTAAGAAAGTTAGTGGTTCCATATATTTAGTTTTTGTTTCTGTCGTTCGGGTTCGTCCCGTTCGATGTGCAAACCCTCCTTCATTCCCGCAAAGATGAAAAGAAAATAATTCGCGAAGTGCGAAAATAATTCTTTAGAAAAGTCTTTACAAATGAGCGCAACCAATGCCCATGCGCCTCTGTGGGCTTTTTTATTTTGAGATCGGGCGGTATAAATTTACCTCGCGAGCGCCTTGGTTAGTCTGTATAGTTGCCTTTTTTGATTCGAGAATCCCTTTTCCAATGGCAGTTTCAACTCGGCAAGAAATTGATGCGATGGTCAACTTTGACTCGTTCGCAATAGTGCGGATCGTCTTCCAGCCTTGTTTGGCGAGTTCCTTCTCGTTCTCAGCTTTTGTCGTTGAGTAGAAAGCGTCCCAGGCTTTGTTTACAGCGGCAAGAGCCAAGGGTTGTTTTGTCGTCTTTCGCATAGGTTGATGTTTATTGAGTTGTCTTTGTAATAGCCGTAAGCGAAGCCCTGCGACCAAGCGAAGGTGGCGCGGCGGGTCGAAGCATATTCCATATCAAAACGCGCCAGCATTCCGGTGCAATATCCGCTTGGCCCGTCGAGTGTGCGTGCGCGTTCCCATCCGACTCGGTGCAGGTGCGCCATCACGCATTGTCCGTATGTCTCTGCGTGGTCGCGGATGGCTTGTACATTGTACATATAGCCGTGGATAAATTTGCATCCGCCTAGCTCGTAAAAGCTCCGAATGTGGTACGGATACAATTTTGCTTTTAGTTCCTTTGCCGTCTTCTCAATGGCTTGGATCGTGAGCGTAGCGGCGTGCGCCGCAAGCGCGTTGGGCGATGATGCTAGCTTGTAAAGCCTCGCTTCATGGTTACCGTAGAGAATATGCTGAGGACGCAGTTCGTGCAGGAAGTCAATGCCGGCAGAAAGGTCGTCCGAGATGCTCGCGGCGCGGTCGCTTGAGTTCGGGTCTGAGATAGCTCCAGAGCGGAAGGCCGCCAAGTCCAAGAAGTCCCCAAGATGAAT